TTTCTTTGACTGCTAATACAGAAATGAAGGGCTGGGTTAAGTGGACTCATGGTCTGGAAACGCCTGTGAAACTATTTGCCCTTTTAGTGGTGAAATGATATCTATTTCCCTTGCAGTCCTCGCGTAGGCACCTATATAATCGGGCGTAGGAGGTAGTGTGAAGGTCACTGACACCCATTTCTTTACAGTCGATCTGAGGCGCACCCCCCTTCAGTTCAGCGATGAAGATGGTAGAACGTGGATCCAAGGGTTGCCTTTAGGGCAATACCAACATCCGGTCCATGGACCCATTAACATCACGGCGAGTCGAGTAGCAAACTTTGTCAAGAACTTCTATGACAAGGTGCGCGGTACAGATCTCGACATTGACTACGAGCACAAAGAGTTTGGCTCAGCTGCTGCTGGATGGGTTGTCGAGATGGAAGATCGTCAAACAGATGGTCTTTGGCTCCAGGTCGAATGGACTCCGAAAGCTTTACAGTCGCTACGGGATCGGGAGTATCGCTACTTCAGTCCTGAGTTCGCCGATTCATGGAAGCATCCCAAGTCTGGGACGACTTTCAAGGATGTTATCTTTGGAGGAGCGATTACTAATCGTCCATTCCTGAAGGACATCCTGCCAATCAATCTGTCCGAGTTCGGGCATGAAACACAGCAAGAGGAGAAGGATATGGACCCAGCACTCAAGCGGCTGTCCGAACTCCTTGGTCTCAAGCTTGCGGATGACGCTGACGATGACACGGCGACAGCCGCCATCGCAGAGGCCATCACCAAGCTGCAGGAGCCCAAGAAGGACGATCCGGTCGTTGATGATGAGGCGAAGAAGCTCGCCGAGTCGAATCCCGCGGTTGCTCGGCTGCTTGCCGACAATCAGCGTATGCGGGATGAGCAGGATCGTGATCGTCAGGACATCCGTGAGCTCATGGCTCGCAATCGTTTGTCTGAGGTCAAGCTGATGCTCGACGGGCTCGACAAGCCGGGGCAATATGCCCTTTCACCGGTAGCCAAGAAGAAGCTGTCAGACGTGCTTGTCAAGCTGTCTGAACGGGATTCGACAGCTATTGTTGAGGCCTTCCAGGAGACCTTGAAGGATGGCATTGTCCTTCTGGGCGAGAAGGGCGGATCGTCAAGGCGCACTAGCGAGACTGGTGATGCCGTTCAGCGGTTCCACGATACCGTTACCAAGTTTATGGCAGACGATAAGTTGTCGTATGCCGACGCTTGCGAACGCGTGATCGCCAGCGAGCCCGATCTCTGGGACGCCTACAATGATGACCAGCTCGATCCGACCAAGGGGAAGGCCCACTCATGATTCCTTATAAGGACGAACCCTTCTACATTGATTCTGCCGCGGTACGCTATCTGGCCGTGAAGCAGAACGGTGCGAGTCGTGCTACCGTCGTTTCGGGTACATCGGACCTAGTGCTCGGAATCCTCCAAGAGACGGTGCTTGCGGCTGATGTCACTGGTGGCGTTGGTCGTAGAGCCGTTTCCGTGCGTACCCACGGTACGTCAGTTGCTGTTGCTGCGGCTGCGATTACTGCTGGTGCTGAACTTAAGGTCACTGCTACTGGCAAGATGACCCCTGTCACAACCGCTGGTGATCTGATCGCCGGTCGTGCGCGCACCGCTGCAGGTGCTGACGGCGACTGGTTTGAGATGGACATCTACGCGGGCAACAAGCACGCATAACGGAGGCATGAGACATGGTATACGATTCCCGAGGAAATACCCCGGTCCATATGGATCGTGCCCTTACGAACATTTCTGTTGGGTGGCCAACAGGAGACTTCGTGGGCGCTCGAATGCTTCCGGCGGTCAACGTCGCCAAGCAGAGCGACTCCTATTACGTGTTCGGTCGCGAGGCATGGGCCGTTCCCGTTATCTCTGACATCCGTGCGCCTGGATCGACTTCGCAAGAAGTTCCGGGCATCTCGGTGTCCACGCAATCGTACTTCGCAGTTGAGCATGCACTCAAGATTCCGGTAACGGATGAAGAAGTGGAGAACTCGGATTCCCCGTTGGCTCCACTTCGTGACGGTACTGAGCTTGTTACGAGTCAGCTTCTGCTGGTTCGTGAGCTCGCTATGCGTGACATGCTTATCACTGCTGCGAACTATGCTTCTGGTCACTCGGTCACTTTGGCTGGTGGTGACCAGTGGAGTGCGGCGGCTGGTGTAGCCAACTCACCCATTGCTGACCACAGGCTAGCGCGTTCGACCATCCACTCCAAGATCTTCCTGGAGCCTACGAAGGAGATCATCCCCTACCAGGTGATGGCCGCCCTCGAGGATCACAACGAGATCATTGAGCGGATCAAGTACAGTGAGCGTGCAATCCTTACTCCAGACCTGATGTCCAACTTCTTTGGAGGCCAGGAGATCATCGTCCCAGGTGTCGGTTACAACTCAGCCAACCCCAACCAGACAGCAGCTCTCGGCTATCTTTGGGGCAAGGATGTGGTCATGGCCTATGTGCCACCGCGTCCGGGCCTCAAGGTTCCTGCCTTTGGCTACGAGTTCGTTTGGGGCTATCGTGGAGGCACTCCAATGGTGACTGAGCGTTGGCGTGACGAGGATCGTGTGTCGGACATCGTCCGGGTGCGTCGTCGCTACGACATCAAGATGGTCGCCCTTGATAACCTCGGTAAGAGCATTGCTGGGTACATCATCAAGGCTGCTGTTGCCTGAGGAGGCTTATTATGGCTCAAGAAACTATGTACGCACAGACAGATATCCATTGCGACGGCGAAGTCTATGTCTGGGGACAAGAGGTCTCCGAAGAGGACGTAGGCGATGGCTATGATGCCCTCGTAGAATCTGGCGCGTTGGCAGACACACATCCTGCCATTTCTAATAATCCTGGCGCTGTCGAAGCTTTGCGCCACCAGGGTGAACAGCTCAATCTTGTCAAGGAGCGGCTTGCCGCAGCTCTTGCCAAGATTGAGGAGTTGACCGGAGAGCCAGTCGATGAGTTCGAACTGACTGCTGATACTACTACGGCAGGCAACACGAACGTTTCATTTGACAATCCTGCCACCGTTGCAGGCGATCCTGACTACGATCCTGCTGACCACTCGGTCGAGGAAGTGATTGCCTATCTTGGTGACAAGGATGAAACCTTCCGGAACAACATCCTCGAGAAGGAGGAGGCCGGAAAGAATCGGTCGACTCTGTTGAACCACTTTGAGCGGTGAGCCATGTCCTACTTGGTGCCCGAAGATGCTAACAGCTGGCTGGAGACCACTAAGCTCTCTGTCGACATCATCGAGCCACAGGTAGAAGTCGTAGCTGTCAACCAGGTAATAGGGCGCATGGCGGCCCGATACGATGTCACTCTTTGGGTGGATCGTGTCGGGTCGCCTGCTCTTGTTATCCAGCTGACAGCTATGTTGTATGCAGCTGCTATTTATCGCAGGCAGTATTCAGAAGACCTGGTTGATGGCACAGGCCTTAACTGGGCGCAGTGGTTGGAGAAGTCCGTAGAGGGCTACATTACATCACTGCTTGACGGAACGATCATCTTGGACGAAGACATCCTGGATGATTCTGGTCTACGTCTTCCGGCTTTCTATCCAACAGATATGTCGTCTATCGACGATCCGCCTAAGTTCACTATGATGGCGAGCTTCTAATGCCCGCCTCTATCATCTCTTCACCTGGAGGGCGAGGTGGACTGGGAATCGAAATCGATATGATTCCCAACATTGCCATCATTGTAGATGCCTTTCATGCAATGGGCGATGCTGTTGGGCACTATAAGGAACCCTTTACAAAGTGCATCAAAGAAGTGATGGGACCTTCGATTGGCCTCAACTTTGATGTAGGCGGACGTCCTTCGTGGGCACCTTTGTCTGAGAACACTCGAGACACCAATCGAGTTGGCGGTATTCTCGTAGCGTCTGGTAGATTGGCAGCTGCTGGTGGTCAGCTTGATCAATGGAATATTACCGACGATACTGCCGAGATGTCTATTAGTCAAGACATCTGGTATGGTATTGTCCACCAAGATGGCCTTAGTGACACCCCTCAACGTGAGTGGGCCATGTTCCAGCAAGAGGATGTCGATCAGATGGAAGACATCTTTGGTGACTGGATGGAAGAGCAGGCTGTGAAGTCACTATGGCTGTAAGACATGCATCTGAGGCTGTTACAAGAGTAATCGAACTCCTGCAAGGGTCGGACATTTTCTGTAACTGGTTGGAAGGTGATCATGAACTCATTCCTTCTTCTCCAACTGGTTGTATCTTTCCTGGCGCTGTAGACAGAGCGTATGTTGGTATGCCTCGTCGTGTTGAAGCGGTCATTCAAGTCTTCATCATGCTGTACCATGGAGCTAACATCCCGCGAGGACAGAATCAGACTGAAGCACTTGCTCTTGAAGATGCTGTTGTCGATCTCTTAGAGAAAGATGCCAACCTTGGCGATGACCTTGTTATCAATACGTTCGTAGGACGAGTTGAGCACGGCGAAGTTACTCGTACCCGTACAAAGCACTACGCGACAAGGATCAGCCTGATCATTACGTCCCGCTACAACATAGGATTGGACTATGACTAACAACTACATCGTCCCGGAGGTTGATGGTGATCAGCTTGTTGAAGTTCCAGGCGTAGGGCTGGTTCGCAACGACAAGTCTGAAATCGTATCAGCTCACCCCCGCAAAGAGGATCAAGTTCCATCGTACTTGGAATTGACAGAAGACCTCGATAGTTTGACTCTTAAGGAACTCAAGTCACGGGCTTCCCATGAGGGAGTTCCTGGTCGTTCTGAAATGGATCGCGAGCAGCTCATTGCGGCCCTCAGTTCGTCAGCTGTAGCTGAGCCAGTCAATCTTGATGAGCTATTGGACCTGCCACTCCCTGTGGAGGAAGAACCCGAAGTCCCCGCTGACGACACCACAGGAGGTGAGCAGTAATGCCTAAGTACATTGGCGCACAGACACAACTTGGCCTTGCGTTTGAAACAGTCTTTGGAACGTACGTTCCTCCAACGCGATTCTTTCCTATCAAGAGTGAGTCGTTGGTAAACAACTATGCACATGTCGCACGACGCTTGATTCGGGGCGTTGCCGATAATCTTGGTCACATAGTTGGTCCTAACTTTGTCGAGGGCGACATTGTAATGGAACTATATCCGGACGTATTGCCTTACTTCTTGTATGTGTCGCGCGTTTCGCTTGTTAAGACTGGCGCTGGTCCGTATCAGTATGTCACTACACCTGTTCATGTTGGTGACTCAGTCTCTTTGACGAAGCCAAGCATTTCGATCAACGTGTTCAAGGCGTCTGAAAGCTTTGGCTTCCGTGGCTGTGTTGTGAGCGGCTGGGAGATTAGCGTTGAAGACGGGATTCCGGTTCTGACGGTCCATATTGTTGGTTCGATTGAATCTGATCAGGCCGATCCTACACCAACGTACTTGACTACAGATGTGCCAGTCTCATCACCTGGTTGGGCTATTCAGGTTCCCGATGCGGCGGCTATCTTGACGGTTGAGGATGTTACCTTCTCGGTCAATGATAATGCTGAGCCGCAGTTTCGTCTTGGAGCTAATGGCGCAGCATGGGTGAAGTTTGGCGAACGAGAAGTTGGCGCAACTGTTACCAGGGACTTTGAGTCACGAGCAGAGCTTGATTTGTTCAAGTCTGCGACGGCTACTTCGGTAACAATCATTCTAACTGAGGGTGCTAAGAGCGTGACTATCAAGATGGCCAATGTTACTCGTGAGACTTACGAACTTGATGGCAGTAGTGATCAGGGTTCACCTGTTATGGCTTCTATCAACTATGTCGGTAACTATAACATTGCGACGTCTAAGTCGTATGAAGTTACTGTTACTGGCTCAGTCACCAATATCGTCTAACCTACAAGGAGCCCCGAAATGCCCCGTGCAACTGTTGATGCAACTGAGCGAACTCGCTTTGACCTAAAGTCCTGTCCTGGAGGGTACGTTGTCTTGCGACGTCTCCCCTATGGGAAGTACTTGGATAGGCAAACTGAGGCCATGGAAATCAATGCTCGTGCTCAACGTGGTGAGGATATGTCGATGGAGCTCAAGATGATGGGTCGTAAGACGTCTGTCATCGAGTTTCGTGAATGTATCCTTGAACACAATCTGACTGATGAGAATGATGTGCCGCTCAATATGTCCGATCCATTAACATTGGATCGTCTTGATGGTCGAATCGGTCAAGAGATTGAAGACAGCTTGCGGGCTATGAACGTGTTTGAGGGCGACCTGGGAAAATCCGACACGATATCTTCCGAGTCGTCAACAAGCTTAGTGCCCAACGAGGAGACACCAACAAGTACATCGTCGTAGCCAACATATGCCAGATGCTTCATTGCCTTCCTTCGGATCTTTATGAACAAGATCCATTGGTGATACAGGCCATCACAATGGTTTATCAGGCTCAACAGGAGCGGACAGAACGAGAAGGGAAGATGAAAAGCCGTGGCAATAACAACCCGCGACGTCATTCTCGTTCTGAGGGCGAAGGACGAAGCAACCCAGACGATTAGGGGAGTGTCGGCAGCTTTTGGAACATTAGGTTCGGATGCTTACAACTCAGGCGCCCGGATGATTGCAGCTGGTGGAGCCCTATTAGGTCTTGGTGCTGCAATAGGCACGGTTGGCGCAGGTCTATTAGGGCTCACCAAAGAAATGATTTCCACGTCAATGGCGTATCAGCAACAGGCTGCATTGACATTGACGCAGGTTGATCAGACTGGTGCTTCGCTAGAACAGATCAAGCAGATTGGTTTGGATGTAGCAAGATACATTCCAGTTCCGTTTGATGAAGTGCAGCAAGGTCTCTACCAGATCTTCTCATCGATGGATGTCAGTGTTGCTGATGCTGGCAAGATCCTTGAAGCCTTTGCGAAGGGCGCTGTTGGAGGTCAGACTGATCTTCAAGTTGCTGGGGCTGCCACAATCGGTATCATGAATGCCTTTGGATTAGGCATTGAAGATCTAGGCCGTGTTCAAGACGTACAGTTCCAGTTAGTCCGCAAGGGCGTTGGTACCTACGAAGACTTTGCCAACTCTATTGGTCTGTCACTTCCTTCGGCAGCTAGAGCTGGGCAGAGTATTGAACTTCTTTCTGGTATGCTAGCCTTCCTAACCAGAAACGGTTTGAGTGCTTCTCGGGCTAGTACATCTGCTGCTCGTGCCCTTGACCTCTTGTCTAACCCCAAGACAGTCGAGCGCATGGAAGACATGGGCATTGTTGTCAGAAAGAACAATGGAGAGTTCGCTGATATTGATTACATTGTCACCCAGCTAGGCAAGAAGCTAGAAGGTCTTACAGGTCCTGAGAAGGCTGCCGCACTTCAAGAACTGTTTAAGGGTGCAGGCAATAATATTCAAGCACGTCGATTCTGGGACGTAGCGATCTCAAACTATGACGAGCTCAATCAGCGTGTCGATGAAATGCAGAATGCAGCAGGTGAAGCTCAGGCTGCTTACGACATAATGTTTGTACAGCCCCAAACTCAGATTGACTTGCTCAAGAACAAGATGAAGGTCTTGGCAACTGTATTGGGTGATTTCTTAATGCCCAAGTTCCAGGAGCTTCTTGATCTGGGTAATCAGATCTTGGATTGGTTCTTGGATCTAAATCCAGAGACACAAAAGTTCATTGCCTATGCTATTGCCCTTTCAGGTATCCTGTTTGTAGCAACAGGTGCCTTGCTAGGTGTTTCAGGCGCCTTCTTGATTTTTGCTGGAGCTCTTAAGATGGCTGGCGGTATAGCCAACATCATAGCAGTGCTAGGTCCATACGCACTAATCCTAGCAGCTATTGCTGGAGCTGCATTCCTCATTTATAAGAACTGGGATAAGCTCAAGCCCTTCTGGGATAAGTACTGGCCTGAAGTCAAAGAGAAGACCAAGAACTTCCTTGACTGGCTGAGAGAGACCTGGGATAAGTACTGGCCAGGAATCAAGGATAAGCTGACTGAGTTCTGGGAGACCACAAAGGCTTTGTGGGCAGAGTACTGGCCGCAGATTAAGGCGAAGACTGAAGAGTTCCTAAACTGGTTGCAGGCTAAATGGACTGAGTACTGGCCTGGGATCAAACAGGCCATACTGGATACTCTTGCTGGTATTCAAGCAGCGTGGGAATATGTCTGGCCTAGACTTAAAGAAGCAGTGCAGGCTGTTGTTGATTGGTTCAGAGAGAACTGGCCTCTGATCAGAGAGACCTTTAATACAGTCAAGGATGCTATTGTAGAGGCCATTACTTGGATTGTTAATAATATAGACACCTTCTGGAATAAGTGCAAGGATATCTACAATTATATCGTGGCGGAGTTTGGTCCTGGTCTTGTAGCTGTATGGTTAAGCATCAAGGAGAACATCGGTCCGATCGTTGAAGACATCTGGATCATCATTCAGAAGGCTTGGGACCTAATCAAGGTGTTGACTGAGTGGCTCTGGCCTTATGTGAAGGCCATCATAGTCGGTGCGTTTGGTGCAGCCGTAGCTTCGATTGAAGTTCTGTGGAATATCCTTGCAGCCATCTTCGAAGGTGGACTTGAAATGATTCGAGGCATTCTCGATATCATTGCAGGCTTGCTGACAGGCGATTGGGCACGTATGTGGGAAGGCGCAAAGCATATTGTTCACGGCTTCTACGTTCAAGTGACTGGTATCTTCTCAGCCTTCTGGGAGTTCATTAAGGACATCTTTAGGACTGGGGCTAGAGTGGCTACAATGATTATTACAGCGATGAAGGATGACCTGATTGCAGAGTTCAAGGCCATAGCGACATGGCTCCAGGGACGCGGAGCAGCCATAAAGCGAGAGGTTGGCGATTTGAGTATGCTGCTTTACAATGCAGGCAAATCTGTCATCCAAGGCTTCTGGAATGGAATGAAGAGTGTTTGGGAAAGCGCTAAGGGTTGGCTTGCAGGGATCAAGCCTGACATAACAGATCTAAAAGGTCCTCCAGCAGCTGACGCAGTTGCCCTCATCAATAATGGTCGATTGATCATGCAGGGCTTTCAAAAGGGCATGGAACAGCAATGGGGTGACACAGCTCGCTGGTTGAGTGGCCTAGCTCCATCAATGCCGAATATGGTTGGCGCAGCAGCCTTTGGAAGCGGTCGTGGCGGAGGTACCAATATCAATGTCGCTCAAGGAGCAGTACAGCTTACTGTTGGATCTGTACGTGACGATGACGACCTGGATAAGATCCAACAGATAGTCGATCAAAAGTTTGGCGAGCTGGTCAGAGAGATGAGCCAGCCACGATACGGGAGTAACTATGGCTAGGCCCGTTTTGACAAAAGCTACACCCATAGTCTTTAGCAGCATAACCAACATAAATAACTGGAAGGATAGTGCTTCGGCTTTAACGCCTACTCAGATCCTTTCAGGATCGTCTGCCACTGAGTATGTGTTTGGAACAAAGATAACTGGGGCAGCTGGGCCGCTCACGTTGGCTATGTCGACATTTACTCCGTCTGCTAGTGAGTATGTATATGGTCTGATGATTCAGTTCAGAGCCTTTTGCAGTGTAACCATTCCAGCTCAGGAATGGACACGTATTGCTGTTCCGTATCTGAGTGTTCCTATTAGACTGACAACAACAGGTGGAGTAAGAAACTTTTCCATCCCAGCTCGAAATGTTCAAGGCGAGATTGGATTCGATGTAGCTCCACTCGAAGAGCCTTTGCCTACTAGTACATTGGGCGATACTAGGGCGTTCTTCCTTTATAACTTTGACACACAGATTCCAAGATGGAACTTGGCTGGCACTAATCAACTTGAAATCTTTGTCCCTCCAGTTCCTCCTCTGGTAGATGATGTTGAAGTGGTCTTCCGGGAAGTTGTAATCTACCCTCTTGTGTTTACACCTACTACCTATGTGGCCTACTTTTCGCCGCCGCCTCATATCTGGGATCCTACTACGCCTGGTGTGTCGCTAAGTTCCATAGGAGGGATGGCTAAGCCTTCAGTCGGCTCTACGTTCTTTCAAAGCAGTAATCCAAGTGACGTTCCTGATGTTGTTCGGGTTGTCTACTCAGATGCTGCCCTTGCTCCACAAGAGGCCATCATTGAGGACTTTGGCCTTATTGTTCCTAGACCAGACGATAAAGGTTTGGTAGTTCCTCGAGTCGATTTCGTAAATCCTGATTCGGCTACTAAGCCTACAGGATACATACATATGTCCTCTGGATGGCTTTCTCCTGCAATGGGTGATTATTACTGGAGTAACTGGTCTACAATAAAGGCAGAGCAGACAGCTACAAGACCTGTAGTACCTGTACTAACAGCAGTTATCAATGGCGACCAAGTTGACTTTACAGGTCACTCTTGCGACAATCTTTTACCCGCCCTAGCTTCTGGCGTTCAAGGTACAGTTGACGTTGCACAAATAGCAGTTGGGCCAGCTGTTACAGCTACAGTCAATACTCTTTCGTTTACAGCTCCCTATGACGGTACTCAAAGAACTGGTCAGGTCATTAGAGTTACCAGAAATACGAGCATTGGGGATATTACACTAAGCTGGGCAGCTGTACCAGTTCAGGCATCTAAGGTGTATGCAGCTACTTGTTTCTTCCGTACATCTGTTGCAGCAACTGTGAACTTCAATATTAGCTGGTATACTAGCGGTACGGCCTTTATATCAACTTCTACGGTTGCTACTTCAGCTGGTTCTACTTCACGTGTACAGCTATCTGGAACTGTTACAACGCCAGGTACTGCGGCATATGCTATAGTGCAAATCGTAGTAGTGGCTGCTGGTATTGCTACAACGTTTGACGTGGATAGTATTTCTTTCAACCGCTATAATGGGGCAAGTATTCCGGCTTTCAATGCTGGAGGCTACATTTGGGGAAATGCCGCTAACTTTTTGGGATCCGAGAAGCCCCTCACGTTTACTGGAGCCCTTCATAAGATTGAGTCAGATAATCCTACGGTGGGCACGGTTACCGAAGTTACTACTGCACCGCGCATAGGTACACATCATCTTCAATATGTTTCGACAGGATCCTCAACGCTAGTTCTGCCTGCGCATAAGTTTTACCTGCCAGAAGCTCTCCCAACAACTATCTGTTCGGCTCGTGCTTGGGTTCGTTCAGTTACTACAGCTGGTAGATGTACTCTAGGCTTGCGGTTCATGGATAGTACAGGTGCTACTATCCATGATAAGTGGGGCACTGTCTCTGCTATGACAAGCACATCAACGTATGCTTCTTTTAAATGTGAAGGTGTCACTATTCCTGATGGAGCTGTAGCTGTAGCATTCTTATTAGGACTGCCTACAAATAGTGCTATCACCTATTACATTGACAGCATATGCCTACAGTTCAAGTCTACTCTTACCAATGATGGCCTGAATACTGATGGGTATGGAAGCAACGTATATCCTCTCCAAGGCTGTGTTAGCTATTTGGTCATTGAGCGGCAACTAGCAAATAGCACTACATGGACTCCGATTCTTATCAAGCAGGTAAGTCCGAACTCGGATGTAGCACTCTCGGATTACGTAGTGCCTGAGGGTATGACATTTAAGTATAGGGCACGTGTCCTTGGACTTATGGATGGACTTCTCCATGAAGGACAGTATACATCCGAGATAAGCCTGTCAACAAGCTCCCCTGGTCTTCAATGGACGTTGTGGGATCCTTCTGATGATGCTAACGGCCCTCTTCGCTTTGACATCAACGGAGATGACGGCTCTCTAGGATTCAACCTGCAAGCCTCTCTAGCTATGTATGCT